ATAAGCCCCGGCGCTGGAGGTGATCTCGGTGGCGGTGCGCTCCGCCGCTTCCACCTGGCTGAGGATGCCCCGTTTGAAGCCGATAAGGCTTTCGATATCCCGCAGATGCTCCTGCTTGCGGGCGAGGTAACTCTGTTCCCGCAGGGCGGGAGAGAAGATGGTGACACCGGCCTCCGCCGGGTCCTCGTCAATGCCCACAAAAAGCCGTTCCGACAGCTTCCTCCGCCCCTTGGCGTCCCAGGTGAGGAGGTCCGAGCTGGCAAAGACCCGGCTCGCCCCGTTCTCGAATTCCTCGTTCAGCTGCTGCTGGTTTTCAGCGATGCGGCGGAGCAGACCCTCTGCGGGGGCGAAGATCGCCACACCGTCAGCGGAGCCGTCCACGCAGTTGAGCAGGGGGTTTTTCAGCTGGACCATCCCCAGGCTGTACATCTCCGGCAGGACCAGTTCCGGGACCAGGGCGGTGTAGTCCTCTAGGGCGTCCAGAGGGACCTCCGCCCCCAGGCCCCCCCGGTCCCGGCTGCGGTAGAGGTGGCTGCGGACGGTGAGGGTCCCTGCTGCGTCCACCGTCCGGCGTTCCGCCAGGGTGTAGTACCAGCCCCCCCGCAGCGTCACCGCCATCATGGCGGCGTCGGTGACACGCCCCCGGAGGTCCCGGGCCAGGGGCAGAAAGCAGTCCCGGGGGATGGGCAGGAAGTCGAAGGCGCCGCCCCCGGCCAGCACCGGCTTGAGGAAACATTCCCCGCCCACCAGCTGGAACTGGGCGGCGCGCTGCCGCACCGGCTCCAGACGGCGCAACTGCTCCCGGAGCCAGTGGCTGCGGGGGCTCTCCCCGGGGACCGTGACGGCATACTCCGAAAAAACCGTCTTGCACAGCTTGTTCACGATAAGCACCGGCAGCCGCTGGCAGCCGTCCTCCCCCTCCCGCCAGGCGGCATCCAGATAGAGTTCGTTCCACCGCGCGATGGCCTCCCGCATGGGCTGGGAGGTGATGTCCCGGACCCGGAGCGCCTGCTCCAGGCTGCCGGCCTTGGCAGAAAACACCCTCATTGGCCCCCCTCCTCTCCCCCGGTGCAGATGGTCACTGTCCTTGGCAGCCGCTTCAGCACCGCCTCCATCCCGGCGATGCAGGCGGTGAGTTCCCGGTTCTCCTGCTGGAGCCGCTTCACCCTTTCCGTCAGCCTGTGGTTTTCCGCCAGCAGTTCCTCCCGGCACCAGTCCGGGAGAAAGCGCCGGAAAAACCAGGCACCGAGCCGTCCCATCATCTCCCCCTCCTTCTCCACACCGGGTACATCCCGTAGGACACGGCGTCGATGTGGTGGTTGGCCGTGTCCGGGTAGCCCGCCAACACCTGTCCTGTGCGGCGGTCCCGTTGGTATTCATATTCGGAAAACTCCCGGGCGGTGCCGGGGCACCGGGCCGGGTCGATGACGATGGCCGCCAGCGCCTGGAGCCATTTCATCCGGTAGTCCACGCTGCCCGGGCCCTTCTCCACCCCGCGGCAGGGGAGCCCCGCAGCCCGGTAGTCCCCGATGCTCTTGGGCTCGGCGGAATCCGCCGTCAGCGCCTCGTCCGGCCCCTGGCAGACCCCGCGCTCCAGCAGCAGCCGGGCTGTCTCGGTATTGCCAGCCCGGTACCGGGTCAACTCATCGTAGAGGTACAGCACCCGCCGGGCGGCATCGTAGGCCATAGCGTTATAGGCCCAGGGGTCGGGCCAGTAGCCCCAGTCCACCCCGTAGTACCGCCGGTCGAAGTTCTGAATCCGCTCCTCCGGGATGGTCTCCAGGCGGAGGTTCTCGAATACCGCGGTGCCGCTGCCCACCACCTCCCCCAGGTACTCGTGGCGGTAGGCGGTCTCGTTGCTGGCCCGCAATTGCTCTGCGTCGGCCAGGAAACGGGGGCCCAGCCACTGGGGAGGGGTGGTCAGGTAGGTGCTGTGATGCACCAGCCGCCGGGGGGCAGTCTCCAGGGCGTAGCGGTTGGCCCAGTTCCGGGCCATGGCCGGTGGGTTGAAACTTTTCAGCGAGAGCGAGATATCCCCGCCCCGGAAGATGGATTGTTGGGCGCTGCGGACCTCCTCCGGTCCGGTGAACTGGTCCAACTCCTCGAACCAAGCCACCCCAACGTAACCAAAGGGGACCTTGAGGGATTTCAGCTTGCCTGGGTCATCCAGACCGAAGAAGAGTATCTTCTGGCCGGTGGGAAGGTAGGTACATTCCATGGGGCTGACAGTGCAGCGGAACCTGCTGGCCAGACCCAGGGCGGCGATGCTCCAGCAGACCTGGGCATAGACCGAGGAGCGCAGGGTGTTGCCCACCCGGCGGAGCACCACTGCGTGGCAATCCCGATACCGCAGCAGCCAAAGCACCAACTCCACCGAGAGAAAGGAGGACTTGCAGCTGCCCCGGCCGCCTTTGGCCACCACCTCATCAACCGCCCTGGCCCGCACCGCCCGGTGGACCTCCCAGAAGGGCGGGGCCAGCAGTTCAGAGAGCCTACAGGTCGTCAATGATCCGCACCCCCCTGTCGTCTCCCTCGGCACGCCCTTCGGGGCTGTCCCTCCAGCCGGGGAAGTTGTTTTTTAGGGAAAACTGGGCCCCCCTTGCGCCGTCCCTGTCAAAGAGGCGGCCTTCGGTGTACTCCTCCACCCGGCTCTTTGCCCGGGTGATGGCGTCATTAAACTGTGGCCGTCCCTGATAGTTCAGCAGGGCCTGGCGGCTGGCAAAACCCAGGGCAAGGGCAAGCCCGGTGACGGTGGGGGGCTTTGCGCCTACCACCACTGGCCGCCCGTGTTTATCCAGCACCGGAGCCCCCGCGCCGTCCCGGAGGACCTCCCCCTGGCAGGCACGGAAGTATGCTTCGACGCCCTCTTGGAGAGCGGCAGCGGTCTTGTACTTAAACGGTCTTCCACCGGGGTGTTTTGCCATGGGAGCCTCCTTTCTGTGGTCTTTGGGGCATGACAAGGCCCCCGCGGGTGGGCGGGGGCTTTTTGTAGATCTTCTAGGGTATAGTATAGCACGGATGGAGTATCAACTTCTATCAACTGATTGAAAAGATCGCATCCTTTCAATCAGTTCATAAATATTGGATGAAGGATTAAATTCTCTCGTAAATTCTTTTTTGCCATTTTGTAAGAGCATTTCTTTCGCCCTCTTAGCCCTAGAAATCGCATCGTTTGTGTTAGGGCTAAGGGAATCAAAATAGTCTTTTGTTTTACAATACTCGCCCAAATAAGGTTTCAGTTCTTTTACTAAATTTTGACTGATCTCTCTACAGCTAAAAGTATCTTCAAAATGCCATAACAACCATATCTCAAAACATGGATTGGAGAAAGCGATGTTGAACCCGTTTTTTCTGGCTATTGTTACTGCATCATCAATACTATCCTGGCTGTTATTATCCCGATCGAAAACACACCACATTTCATCCTGATCATCTAAATCGACCCTTCCTTTTTCTATCAGGGTCATCGCTTGCCTGACCAAGCCGACTGGATCACCACTAGGTGCAACAAAGGATTTCACTGGGCAATTTCTTCTGGAAAAATTTGCAAAGTAGGTCTTTTCACTTCTGCCCTCCACTACAAGAAAGAAACATGGTATTTTTAAACGTTGCTTTCTCCTTTTGACATTCCTTTCCATATAGCAGCATCTCCTTATTATGTCATAAAAGGTATAGCACCATATCGTCCCTGCAAATAGCCTTTTGAAATATTTTCGTTATTTCTTACACCTTTGATGTCGTCTAAGGTATACAAATCAGTAGCGCCACTATCTGGATCCTTTTCCACAAATCCAATCTGACACCGCTCCAGCAGATCCAGGTCCAATAGCGTGATGTTATGGGACACAAAAACCAACTGCCCTCCACCGGTGTTTCGCTCCGGGTCCTGGAAAAGTTCAACAATATGCCTCACCAGAAGGGGGTGAAGGGAGGCTTCAAATTCATCTATCAACAACACCCTGCCTTCCTCTAATGCACGAAGAATACCACTCATCAAAGATAGATATTTATTCGTTCCATCAGATTCTTTTTCTAAACCCAGATGTACCGTCTTTCCGTTCACACAATGCACTGTTTGTACTTTTCTTCGGTCTGTCCTCCCAAATTTCACTTTCCCCTCATTACCTATATTATCTGGAATACCCATAGCTGCCCGCAATTCGGGATCTAATCCTTTCAGCGGAATTGTAAGCACATCTTTTTCATCTTCCGGTTCTTTTATAATATCTGAAATACCAAAATCTGCATATTTTAGTTCTTCAAGTATCATGGTCCTCCACTTGGAAGACTCCAGATCCTTGAAAGTTGGACCCATCCAACCTATACCCTTCAGATCGATAGCTGGTACATTTCGGAACCAAAGAAAAGCATCTTCAGTTAATGATAGATTCCACTCATTAGAGGTGTAAAGATATGGGCGATTTTCCAGTGTCCGCTCTGCCAAAGGTCGCTGCTGTTTTTCACTGTCTGCACCAACAAAAGTAAACTTCTGTTTTTCTCGCTTGAACACAAGTGCTTTTCGTCCCTTTGGCCAATTATATAGGTGTTCGTAGACCACCATATCGGCATCACACGCTATTGTGTATTCATATAAAATTTTGTTGGCAACAAATTCCACTGTAAACACCGATGGTGTTTTCATTGCCTCATCCGCAAAAACAAACGGATTATATGGTATCCTATCTCCTTTATTTCTAATCCCCATACGTCCTAGAACAAACCGAACAAGGAAATTAAACGCCTGTAGTAATGTACTTTTCCCCGAAGCATTTGCTCCATAAATCCCAAAAACCGGTAAAAGATCCCTTTTATCTATCGTTTGCGACTTTTTCCAGGTTGCCCTGTCTTTGACCAGATCAATGGTGATCGGCTCATAGATCGAACCATAATTTTGAACAGTAAACGAAACAAGCACAGCGATCCCACCTTTCTACCCCTTACAATACAGCATTTAACTTGAAAAATCAATACTTTTATGTGCTATTTTTGCAGTTTTTATTCAAAATCTATGTATTAATCTTAGATATGGCGCCTTATATGCTGCGTTGCATCAATATGCAATCTATGAGCCCATTGTTGACTACATTTCAGCCGCTCCGCCACCCTCTCCCAGGTCCACCCATGCAAATACCTCAGCCGCAGCAACTCCCGCAACCTCTCATCCTCCACCCCGGCGATGGCCTCTTCGATCTCCTGGCGGAGGGTCAGCTGACGTTGGAGTTGCCGGGCTAACTCGTCCCGTAGTTCCAGTATTTTTTCCACCGACCGCTGGAGGGGGTCTTCTGTGCCGCCACCCGGGCTGCCTCCATACCGGGCTGTCAGGGTGGTGGCTTGGGTCTCCCATCGAGCGATCTCCTCGGTGAGCCGCTGGACCTCCAGACCAGCCAGGCGATAGCGGCCCAGCCAGGCTTTTTTCTCTTCGTTCGTCATACCTGCTCCTCCCTCGCTCTCTGTATCCTGGCCTTTAGGGCCTGCATCACCGCCTCATGGGTGTTGGCACGCTCCCGGATCACCGCCATGACGTCCTCATCCTGGCAGCCCTGGGCCACCAGGTAGTGCACAAAAACCTTGTCGTAGGGAGAGCCCTGGCGGTAGAGCCGGCAGTTGCCCTGGTCGTTGAGTTCAAAACTCCAGTTAAGGCCGTACCACACCACATGGCAGCCGCCGGTCTGGAGGTTGAGGCCATAGGCACAGCTTGCCGGGTGTGCCAGCAGCACATCCACTTCCCCGGCGTTCCATGCCGTTTCGTCCTCCGCTGACCGGTAGACCCGCGCCCGCAGCTTGTCCCGGCGGCCCTTGTTGTACTGGTCTAACCGCTCCAGGATACGGTCCCGGTCGTGCTGATAGCCGTAGAAGGTCAGGCACGGTTCCCCACCGAGCCGCTCCAGTAGTTCGCAGTAGGCGTCCAGCTTGCAATCGTGGACCGGGACCACCTTGCCATCGTCGTTGTAGACGGCACCGTTGCAATACTGCAAAAGTTTTCCCACCAGCACCCCGGCGGTGCCCGCTGTGATGGTGTCTTCCTCCACCTCCAGCAACAGATCCCGCTCAAAGCGGTCATAGCCCCCTTTGGACCTGGGGTCCAGCATCACGGGGACCTCATGCTGGATGAAGTCTGGCAGTTGCAGATGATCCTCCGCTTTCATAGAGACGCAGAGATCGGAGATCGCCGCCAACACAGCACTTTCCGCCCCGGCTTTGGCCTTATAGCTAAAGACCTGGGTGCGGCTTCGACGGTCCGGGTCAAAATACCGCTCCCGGTAGGCGCTCAGGGTAGGCCCCAGACGCTTGCCGCCGTCCAGCAGATACACCTGGCTCCACAGGTCGATGAGGCCCTTTGAGGAGGGTGTACCGGTCAGCAGCACCATCCGCCGGATGAGCGGGCGGACCCGGCGGATGGCCTTGAACCGCTTGCTCTGGGCGTTCTTGAAGCTGGTGCTCTCGTCCAGGACCACCATATCGAAGGGCCAGTCCTGCCGGTAGTGGTCCACCAGCCACTCCACATTCTCCCGGTTGATGACATACACCTGCGCCTCCCGCTCCAAAGCCGCCAGCCGCTCCTTCTCCGGCCCCAGCACCTTTGACATCCCAATCCCGGACAGATGCTCCCACTTCTCCAGCTCCCCGCCCCAGGTATCCCTCGCCACCCGCAGAGGCGCGATCACAAGCACCTTACGGATATCAAAATAGTCAAACAGAAGCTCCCACACCGCCGTCAGCGTGATCACCGTCTTCCCAAGCCCGCAGTCCAAAAACAGCGCGCTCACCCTCTCCCTGATGATAAACTCCTTCGCATACTCCTGATACTCATGGGGAACATATCTCATCCAGCACACCTCCGATCTGCTCTGCCTTATCTATCACATAAACCGGAAACCCCAGCCCCTCCAACTGCCGCTTCCTCTTCTCCTGCAAGGGCCTTGGCTTCTTCCCAGGGGCCTTCAACTCCACAAAAGCAATCTTCCTCCCCGGCAGTAAGACAATCCGGTCCGGCACCCCATCCAAGCCGGGAGAGACGAACTTCACCGCCATGCCTCCCAGCTTTTTCACTGATACGGCTAGCCGCCGTTCAATCTCATTCTCCCTCATCCAGACACCTCCGTCCCGTCACGGAACAAAGCCCGGAACATGGATACAAAAAATCCCTTATACCTTATACGTGTATATAACACGTACATATATGCTTCTTTTTCTTATTACCCATACCCCACTAAGAGATTCTTGTTCCCTTGTTCCAGACCGCCCCGCAACCCTTGATTTTACGGAATCCCCTGTATGGGAACTACCGTCAGAACAAACTCCCTCTTGTTCCGCTCGTTCCGTTCCGGCTTGTTCCCATACAGGCAGACTTGTTCCGTCTATTCCCTGTCTTGTTCCCGCACATATGCCCGCTGTTTCCCATAGATTGGAAAGCCGGACATCCCGTTCTTCGTCTCCGTATATTTCCCCCAGCCCTCAATCTTCCGCATGATGCCGCTGATCTCATAGGAATCTATCTTTTTCAGCGCAGAGGACTCCCTCCCGAAGCACTCACACCAGATCTCCATGTTGCACACCATCGTCCGGCGCACCGTACCCGTCTGCCGCTCCTCCCCAAACTCGCTGCCGTTCAAAAAATTCCTCCGGTCATATAAGCTCATGGAATCCCAGTTCTCCGGCAGGAGCGTGTCCAGGTACGTCCGCACCAGCCCTTCCCGGTCATCCGTCTCCATGGCCTCCGCCTGCTCGGACGCAGCCATGGCCGCAACTTCCCCTTCCAGGTACAGCCGCTCCCCGCTCTCATAGACGGCCTTCGCCTCCGCCCATACCTGCAGCACATCCTCCCCGGAAATCTGCCATGGCTTCTTCACACTCTCACCATTTACCCGCACCGGCCAGAAACGCCGGTTCCCGGTAATGTCCCGCAGATACCCGCTCTCCGTGTTCGTACTCCCCACGATCACGCACTGCCTTGGGTGGCTCTCCACATTCAGCCCATAGCTGGCCCGGTACTTGTCATCCACCCTGGAAAGAAAAGACTTCACCGTCTCCACGTCCGTCTTCTTCATCCCGGCAAGCTCCCCCAGTTCCAGAATCCAGTACCCCTGCAGCTTCTCCGGCCCCGACTTATCGCGCATGTCCGTAAGCGTCAGGCTGTCCGAAAACCACGCCCCCGCAAGCCTGGCAAACAGCGTGGACTTCCCGATCCCCTGCGGCCCGTTTAAAATCAGCACACTGTCAAACTTCGTCCCCGGCTGGTAGATCCTCGCCACGGCCGCCGCCAGCGTCTTCCTGATGACCGCCCTCGTATATGCAGAATCCTCCGCCCCCAGATAATCCGTTAGCAGCGTGTCAACCCGCTTCACCCCGTCCCACTCCGGCAGGGCATCCAGATACTCCTTCACCGGATGATACGCCCGCTCCGAAGCCACAGCCAGCAGAGCGTCCTTCGTCTTCGTGGGCGCATACACCCCGTACCCCTTATTCAGATAAACTTTCAAAGACGCAAAATCCGAATCATTCCACCCCGGCTTGATCTGCTTCCAGGGCAGGCTCTCCCCGGCATCAATCCCATCCCGGTGCAGATTAAAAGCGATGGACTGCAGGCCCTCATCATGCCGGATTGCCAGTACCAGATTGTCCAGCGTGTCCTTCACCTTCCCCTGCCGGTCCAGTTCCAGCCCCTTGCGCCAGTCATCTTCCGAAGAAAACTCCTTCCGGGCAGACTGCGCCCTGTCCTCCGCCAGCGTCAGCTTCACCTTTTCGTCACTGACCGCAAACTCGCTCATAGCCTTAAAAGACGGCAGCCTGGAAGCCTCCGTATCCTCCGAAGCCCTCACGTCCAGCTCCCCGAACCTATGAATCCGCACCATGTCAAAAGCATTCATCAGCTTCCCGCAGGCCGGGTCCGTGGCATGGTGGGAATAAGCAAACCTCCCCTCATAGACC